AAATAATACAACTCTTGTTTTTGTACTGGATTTGGAAATAGTGTTAAGACATAATCTGCGAATGCACCAACCGTGCTTTGCCGCGTTTCGCCAGTCTGGGTGACAAACACAATATCACCAGCGGCCAACGGGTCAGCCAATGGGACGCTGGGCATGTGGGCAAGGATGAACTGACCGAACTGCTCTGCTGTGGCTTTAACATCTGCACCGCTCTGGGCGAGATACAGCACATCGGCGGTTGTAATTGGATTCGCAGCAGGAAGATTTGTAACGATCACATCCCCTGCAAGCAACGACGCCAGTAGCGCAGCGGATTCTGCACCAACATCACCAAGCCCTTCAAAGTGAATAAGCAGCTGGCGAAGTTGCGTTTCTTCGAGTGTCGTTAGTGCCATCAAATTACCCTCTCACAGAAACACGCAAGGCAACGTCCGCAGGCGCTGCTCCGCTGATTGCAATGCTTGACGAAGTGATAGCGCCCAGCGTAAGCGTGGCAGAGTTGATCACGTGGAATGTCGGTGCAGTGTTGGCGACCTTATATCCCACTGCGTGAATGTACTTTGTGACGTCGGCTTTCACGACTGCATACAAGGTGACCACACCTTCGGCAGCAGCGTCAATCACGCCAGCACCTGCGCCATCATCAATTCTGTCCAGATTAATCTGCCTGAACACTTCTCTGAATAACCAATTTAGATATTGTGCAGGAAGAGGCTGGCCGCGAACGCCCATCTGCTTGGGAATGAACCCGTTGAGAATAAGCGACTCCGGCAGCTCGGCAATGTTGTATTGCCCGTCCGGATAAAGAACTTCAGTTTCAGCGAATGTCTGCATGTTATTTCTTCTCGAACAAACCCGTCAGCGTGGGCTTGGTTTTATGAATGACATACCCTGTCCGGATGCGGATTCGCTTGCCACTTAGCGTCCTCAACCTGCGACCGTCAAGGCAGTGTAACACTGAGGCGGCAAGCCCGGCAAGCTCCGATTCATCATCAGTTATTTGGCTAGGATTTGACACCCTGAGCGCTTCTTCACCGAACGATACAGCCACATCAACATCTGAAATTGCAGTTGGGAGTAAATCCTGCATTACATCCGGGAGCAGCTTGTTGGCGCTATACCCGTTTGAGTAAAGATACACCGTCGCAGGCCAGCTCTCCATGTACTGGACGTCATCCGCTTTGGTGATGTAGTCCAAGGCACGAATCACGTCAGGGGGCGTACCCTTTGAAACATTGATGAATACGCGAAAGCGCAACGCCTCACGATAATCATCATCGTTTCTGCCTTCGCGACCTTCGCCAACAATGGTGCCCAACCCATCAAGCTGTGCGCCAACAGCAGTGTCTATCCACCGCTTGTTGCGAATGTTGTCCACTTCGCCTTCAACAACTTCAAGCGGCCCGATGATATGCGCAAGCAACGCCCGCAGTTTTGGAGACTCAACAAACTGGCTTGCAAGGCGTTTGAGTGCAAGTGAGGTGTAGTCGAATGCCATTAGACGCCCACCACTGAGACACGGAGTTGATCGAATACTGCAATCTCGGCACGCTCAACCGCTACATTACCGATAGAATAAACAGGCGTGTCGGTCGATAGGGTAGTCAATGCGGCCTCAACGGTGATTGAACCGATCCCGGTTGTCGCCGTGTAAATCGGACCGTAGAAGCGTTGAGTAATTACGTCCTGGCCTACACCTAGGCCGTTGCCATAAGATAGTACAGCGGCCTTAATCGCACTGACCACAGCAGCGGGTAGTGGTTCTTCCGGGTATAGCGCATTCACACTCACTCGAATCCATGCGTATTTGTCGGCAGGGCGAGAGAATTTAATAATCTGTAGATCGCCGTTATCATCAAGTACTTGGACTGCGGTATTCCCGTAAGTCTCGATTCCAGCGGGTTTTACTTGCCATATCTTGTCCGCAACCGCTTGGTTCGACCCGCCAGACACCACTGTTTCGAATGAATGCGGCGGCATTAAACCGACGAATAGGTGAGTTCTATTTTCAAACACGGAAACAGAGGTGACCGAATCAACATCTTGCAGAATGCGGGATCGGATTGCTTGAACCGTCGCAGCACCAGTCACGCGAACTGTCTCCGCATGACGTGCGCGAAGTTCCTCATCGGTTTCCACGAATCTACCAGTGTCACCTGCCACAAGGTTATAGACTTCTGTCCAACCCAGCACGGACGAGTCGATCGCATTCAGCGCACCAGCGGGCAGCACATACGCGCCCATGTCGAGCGCAGTAAAAGTAACTGGCGTGCCAAGCTTGGTGATGGTCAATTTGCTATCAACTGTGACCGTAAAATCACTGTACTGATCCGCAGCGCGAATTCTCAAAACACCTTGAGAGGATGTGGCAAGGAATACCAGCGGGTCGAACAGCGCGGCAAGCCCGGCGGCAATCTCGGCGGCTGTAGCGTCTGCGTCAGCGGTATAAACCACACTGGTTCCACCCGCGATCACTTGGTAGTTCGCAAGGTTTGTGACGGTCGTTACCGTGATCTCGACATCGCCCGCGCTCGTGTTGCTGATCGTCGTTGCAGCCGTTGTGACATATTGCCGATTGTCCAGCGCACGCGCCAGCGCCCCTGCCGGGATTACCGTCGCCTGTGTACCGTAGCACATTGCGATCACGGTAGTAGGTGTGGCACCCAGGCGCTCAAGGCCTACAAGCGAAACAGCGCCGTCCAGCGACGTCCCCTCTGCCGTTGCAGGGTACATCGCGTCATAAGTGTTCTGGAGTGCTTCCCATGCGTCGTCCAGTGCAGCGGAAAAGATACCAATGATCTGTCCTGCCACAGCGTCCGGGCTGGTGTTGATCGGGCCGAGCGCGTCAGTAAAACGCTGATCGTAATCAGCTTTGATTTCGTTGAGACGTGGGCGGTCAAACCCTTGTTCAGTCAAGCTCATGCGGTCACCTCAACAATTCCGTAGGCTGTGTCAGCCGTAAAAGACACGTTCAGCTTCCGCGCCGCGTTGTCAAATTTGTAAGAGAACTCAACAATCTGTCGCACTCCCTCCACTTCCATGATGCTCTTGCGAATAGCAGCAACAGCACCGGAGAGAGTTAATTGCTTGCCCAAGATAGACGGGAGGTACGGCGTACCGAATTCGGTATCCAGGAACCATTCGCCCGTCCACAATTTTAGCTTGATCAGAATTTGCTGGCGCACTTGCTCGGCCAAATCCACCAGCACAATATCCAGATTGCTGGTTTTTATGTCATGGGAGTTGTCAAGTGCAATATCTAGCATATTGATATGATACCACTATCGAAATTATTGTGGCGCACCTGTATTCCCGCCGCCAGTCTGGACGCCGCCATGCGTATGTGTATGCAGGACAATCCCATTTGAGGATAGAGTGCCACCGCTTTGTGTAATTGTCCCAGTGATATTCGTCCCCGCGCCGCCGCCAGTCCCGGCCATGCCATCTTTATAGGTGAGCAGGCCATCGGTCGTCAGCGTGCCGGTGTTGTGCGTGCTAGGCGTTTTAATTGTCGTCCCGCCGGGTGCGTTAATCATTAATTCTCCGCCTTCCGTCAATCGAATATAAGCTGGGCCAAAATACATCGTCATATCGGCGTTATTTATGCTATCTGATTTTCCTGCGGTTCCGATGTTGCACATAATCGCATATGCGTCTTGCAGGTCAAACATGCGCCGGTCATCGCTCCCATCAACCGCCTGTTGCGAAAAAACTAGCAAACACGAATCGCCTTTTTTTACTGGCCCTTTAATTCCAGCCATGCCACCGGAAAACGAAGGCCAGCAAATTCGTACATTCGGGATAATCGGATAATCCAGCGCATCACCGTCAGCGAACCGCTTCTTGCCTGTCGGCGATACTCTGGCTATGCCATTTTCATACGATACAATCGTCGCAGGCAGGCAGGTATTGACGTCAAGTAGCTGGGATTGAATAAGCCCCAGCAGTGCATCGACGGGATTATTAGAAGACTCAGCCATTAGACAAACCTCAGAGTTATATCAGTATGCCACTCGTTCCCATGCGTATCGCCGATGTGAGTTAATTCTTCAACGCGGAAGAACTCCCCAGCGATACCAGCGGATTTAATCTGCACATAACCTCCCGGCTCAACCGTAGGCTGCAACAGGGTTTTTACCTTGTAGCCGAGCACCTGAAGCATCTCTTGGATTTTGCCATCCTTGTCGCGCTCAGTGGTTTTTCTGACGCCAGGCTGATTTGAGGTAATACCCTCTTTCGCGGCAGCCTTCTCCGTCATTGTTTTCGACTCCTGAGCAGGTGAGCCGATCAAGCCTGTGTCCGGTGATAACACAAGCGCTTTTTGCTTTAATACCCCGCCCTTTTTTATAATTTGAATTTCACGGTTCTGAATAGACCACTCAAGCCCCATGTGGTTGCACGCTTTATCCATAGCATCACGCACTCGGCCAACGAATGCGAAGCCTGCCGTGTATTGCTTGTCGGATACGCCATCGGGCAACGGGCGCACAGGCAGGCCAAACTTGGCGCTGATTGCCTTGATCGCTTGTAGTGTTGTAGCGCCCTTGGCAAGAGATATTGATACCTTCGCATCGCGGAATTCCAGCAACCCATCTTGCATTTCAATCTCCGTGATCCAGTCAGGCCCTTCGCGAACCGTAAGACTGCGAACCACGTCACCAGCGAAGATCGCCACCGCGCCAATATCCTCGCTGTACCCCGCTTTGAGGATGAGCACGTTGCCGATTACCTCAATCAGTTTCCGTGTGTCTGGTGCAGCGTTCCAGATTTTCACCGTGCATTTATTGGGCGACTTCGTTGATCCCTTCTGAATCGAGAAAGAGAACCTAAGCCCCGACAATTCCTTGCCTGTGCCGCCTTCTTTACCAATGATTATGGATGCAGTACGGTTAAATAGCATGGCTCACTGATCCCATAATGTTGCCCCGGTGTCCCACGTCGTGAAACCGGAATCCCATATTGTGCCGATCAACGGCGTTGATACTTGTTCATGGACTTGTTGCGCAGTAACTACAGCATCCGGCTCGATGTAGTACAGGTTGAAGTTCGTTGCGAGGTCGCTGTATACAGGACGGGCAGCATTGCCTTTCTCCTGCACAAAGAACAGCGAACCAAAGGGAAGTCGAAGGTCTTGGAAACGCCTCGTGAGCGGGAAGTTCTTAACCATCTTGATATTTGTAAGAATGGGATTCTGGTTGGCTTCGCTTATGCTCAATGAGAAATACCCGAACCGCTCATTCCACAGCACGCGTATGACATACGGATTACCGTCAAGCTCTACATACACCACTTGATCGGATGTTTCAGCCAGCAGAGGTATTTTTAGAAATGTCGCCATCAGCTT